TTGTTGAAGGTCGAGGAGATGCTACAGATGTAGGATATCGTATGATACCTTTAAAAGAGGGTGAAAATGCTAATGATGCCCTAATTAAAATTGAAGAATATAATCCTAGCGAAGTGGACATGTATACGCTATCCTTTGACCCTTCTAAACTAGAAGAACCCATGTACTTGTTTAAGAAAAAATCTGGTGGAAGTATTGATAAAGATAGTTTAGTTTCTATAACAGATATATACGGCGAATATGGTAGATAAATTTGATAGCACATCTCGTAACCCGAGTGACATAGTTGATGCGAAAGCATTAGGTCCAGGTGGAGACGACCGAATCGATATTGAAGAAGTAGGGACTCAAGTTGATGTTAACCTTTCTCCCGATCAAGCGGAAGACAGTGTTGAGATCATTGAGGATGGTTCCGCAATAGTCGGTGAAGTTGACGTTCCTGTCGCTTCTGGTTTTAATTCTAATTTAGCTGAAATTTTAGAAGAAGGTTATTTAGGAGCTTTGTCCAACGACTTAGTGGAGAAAGTAGAAAATGATCGTGCTTCTCGTGAAGATTGGGAACAAGCCTATACTAAAGGTTTAGACTTACTAGGTTTTAAATATGAAGAACGCACAAGACCTTTCAGAGGCGCTGCGAGTGTTCATCATCCTGTCTTAGCTCAAGCGGTCACACAATTCCAAGCCATGGCTTATGTGGAACTTTTACCAAGTGATGGTCCTGTTCGAACTCAAGTTGTGGGTGCTGTGAATGAACAAATTCAACAATCAGCAGAACGTGTAAAAGAATATATGAACTATGAGATCACTCATGTCATGGAAGACTATAATCCAGAGATGGATCAATTATTATTTCAATTACCTTTATCTGGTAGTGCATTTAAAAAAGTTTATTTTGATGAAAATTTACAAAGAGCAGCTTCTAAATTTATTCCGGCAGAAGATGTGATTGTACCATATGGTGCATCGGATTTAGATAGTTGTGATCGAATTGCTCAAGTTGTGAAGATGTCAATGAATGACCTTCGCAAAAAACAAGTTTCAGGATTTTATCGAGATATCCCTTTACAACCTTACGATGGTGATGATGTTTCTGATATTCAAGAAAAAATGGATCGTATTGATGGAACAAATCCAACAGACTATCGAATGGACGACATGGCTGAGCTATTGGAAATGCATGTGGATTTGGACTTAGAAGGTTTTGAAGATATTAATCCTAGAAATGGTGAGCCTAGTGGAATTAGATTACCATACGTAGTTACTATTGATAAAGCCTCTAACAAAGTTTTATCTATTTATAGAAATTACAACGAAGGTGATCCGTTAAAAAGAAAGAACGATTATTTTGTTCATTACAAGTTTTTACCTGGTTTAGGTTTTTATGGCTTCGGCTTAATTCATATGATCGGTGGTTTAACAAGAACTGCTACTTCTGCTTTACGTCAGCTTTTAGATGCAGGCACTTTATCTAACTTACCTGCTGGTTATAAATCGAGAGGTCTCAGAATTCGTGATGATGATCAACCTTTACAACCTGGTGAGTTTAGAGATGTTGATGCGCCGAATGGAATTATTCGTGAAGCTTTAATGCCTCTTCCTTACAAAGGACCTGATGCTGTTTTAATGCAGTTACTAGGTTTCTGCGTAGACGCAGCAAAACAATTTGCCACTGTAGCAGATATGCAGTTGTCTGAGATCGGTAGTTCACAAACCCCTGTTGGTACAACAATGGCCTTAATGGAACGTGGCACCAAAGTGATGTCTGCGGTTCACAAAAGACTACACTATGCACAGAAAAAAGAATTCGAATTACTAGCTAAGATTTTCAAGATGGCGTTGCCACCTGTTTATCCTTTCAACGTTCAAGGTGGACCAAGACAAATCAAAGCAATCGACTTTGATGATAACATTGACATCTTACCTGTATCGGATCCAAACATTTTCTCTATGTCACAAAGAGTGACACTAGCACAAAATCAATTACAACTTGCTCAAAGCAATCCTCAAATGCATAACTTACGTGAAGCATATCGAAGAATGTATATTGCATTAGGTGTGAAAGATATTGAACAGATACTACCAATACCTCAACCACCACAACCAGAAGATCCAGCGATGGAACATAGTGTTGTTTTACGAGGAGCACCTTTACAAGCATTTCCACAACAGAATCATGAACTGCATATTAAAGCACATAGAACGTTTATGACTTCAGCTTTGGTGAAAGCAAATCCCATGGCTATTATGAATTTAGTTTCTCACATTAATCAACACGTATCTTTACTAGCAACTCAAACTGTTGACCAAGCAATGGTAGAAGAAGCAGAAAAACTACGTCAACAATTTGGTGAAAATATACCGCCAGAAGCTCTACAAGCATTACAAATGCAAAGAGTCACAGCTATTGATAATGAAATTGTTAAAATTACCGAACAAATGGTGATTGAAGAGCAAGAATCAATGCAAGATCAAAACATGGATCCTCTCGTAATGTTAAAACAACAAGAATTAGCACTAAAACAAGCTGAACAAGAGACTGCGGCACAGTTTAAAAGTCTAAATCAAGATTTAAAAGAAGCTCAATTTGGTTATAAGCAGACTTTTGATTCACAAAAACTACAAAAAGATTATGATTTAGCTGAATTAAGAGCCAATGTAGCTCGGGAGAGAACTAATGCCCCTAACCAAGAAGGGTAAAAAGATAAAAAAGTCTATGTCTAAGACTTATGGAGCCAAAAAAGGCGAAAAAGTATTCTACGCAAGCATTAATAAAGGAAAAATTAAAGGAGCAGAGAAGAAAAAATGATTTGGTCCTTACTTGGAACTGTTGCTAAAGGTGCTGTTGATGTTATTAAGACAAGAACAGAGACTAAAAAACTTATGGCAGAAGCAGAACAGACACATGTTCGAAAAATGGCTCAAGGTGAAATTGATTTTGCCATTGCTTCTCAGAAAAATATGCAAAATTCATGGCGGGATGAGTGGTTCACTGTAATTTTATCACTTCCTTTGTTAATTGTGTTCGGAGCAATCTTTTTTGGTAAACCAGAATGGATTCATAAACTAAAAGAGGGCTTTGATACTTTAAACCAACTTCCTGATTGGTACATTTGGGCTTTAATGGCCGCTATCGCTTCTTCATTCGGACTAAAGGTGACTGATCTTGCAATCAAAAAATTCAAAAAGTAAAAAACTAACAACAACAGTCCCACCAAAGAAAGGACCTGTGTCACAAGGGTTGAAAAATATTTCCAAAAAGATACAAATAGTTAAGATAACTAAATAAGGATTCTTAACATGAAACATTCGTATTTTAAAATACCAGGATGGTTTAACTATTCTGAAACTTACGACATCATAGTCGATCAAATTCCAGAAGATGGAAAAATAATAGAGATTGGATCTTTCTTAGGTCGTTCTACTCATTATCTTGCTACTTCTTTAGTTAATGCAGGTAAAGAAGATGTGAAAATTTATTGTGTTGATACTTTTGAAGGTTCAACAGAACACGCAAACATAAAATTACCAAAAGATTTCTCGTCAATCTTTCGAGACAATCTACAATATTTTATTGGTAGAGATATGGTCAATGTTTGCCAAGGACGATCTGATGAAAAAAGAATATTAGAGATGTTTAAAGACAATTCTGTTGATTATATCATGGTTGATGGTGCTCATGAATATGATGCAGTTCAAGATGATATTTTAAATTGGTGGCCAAAGTTAAAAGAAAATGGAACAATGGTTGGTGATGATTACTTACTCAATTCTGTTGCAGAAGCAGTTAAAGATGGTTTCACTCAACTAAAAATACCTAACTTTGGTGCTAATAGAGCGATTGAACAAACATGGTATTGCTCAAAAGGTAATAGTAATAAAGTTTTTGAAAAACGTATACCCGGAGTTAATGCCTACGCATGAGCGCATTTGTAATTTACAACTTGAAAGAAGAGTTAAAAAAAGCAAGAGAAACATTACTTGAAAATCTAACACAAGGGGTTGAAAAAATAGAAGATTACAAGTATATTTTAGGAAAGATACACATGCTAGACATGTGCCAACAGGAAGTTTCTCGCCTGCTGGAAAAAGAGGAGAAATTTGATGACTAAAACATTATACGTGCCTGATCACGTAAAAGCAAAATTAGACAACCCTTCTAAGGGTGTTGAAAAAAAGAAAACCGAAATAGAAAAACTTCCAAAACCTGTTGGGTGGAGAATTTTAGTATTACCTTTTAAAGCAAAAGAAAAAACTAAAGGTGGTGTTATCCTAACAGATAAAACTTTGGAAGATTCACAATTAACTGCATCTGTTGCTATGGTCTTAGCTGTAGGAGAAGATGCATATCAAGATAAAGAAAAGTTTCCTAATGGTCCTTGGTGTAAACAAGGCGATTGGGTTGTGTTTGGCAGATACGCAGGATCAAGACTAAAGATAGATGGTGGGGAAGTAAGATTACTCAATGATGACGAGATACTCGGTACTGTTGATAATCCAGAGGACATACTAACAATACTTTAACATGGAGGTACCATGCAAACAGAAATAACATCTGCTCAAAAAGATAAAATGGTTGATCTAGATGTCTCTGGTGAAGGAGCTGAAATAGAACTTGAGGATAAGTCTCATGGTTCAGTAAAACCAGAAACATTCGAAAATGTGAAAACCGAAGAAAAAGATCCACTACAACCCAAGGTTGAGGTTCAAGAAGAACAACAATCCGATGAAATGGATCAATATTCTGATAAAGTCAAAAAGCGTATTGACAAAATGACTTGGAAGTTAAGAGAAGCGGAAAGAGAAAAAGAAGCTGCTTTTCAATATGCTCAGAATGTGCAAAAAGAACTTTCAGACGCCAAACAAAAAACTTATGACATTGACAAAGGTTATATGTCAGAGAGTGAAGTACGAAATAAAATGGCTGCTGATCTTGCACGTCAAAACCTAATAACTGCACGAGAAGCTGGAGATTATCAAAAAGAAGAAGAAGCGAGAGCTGCTTTAACTAAACTTGATCTCGAAGCTGAAAGAATTCGTGTTACTAAATCAAAAAAAGAACGTGAATACGAAGAGTTTCAAAAACAATTGGAACAAGAAGCACAACAACCTCAACAACAAGCTAGACCACAACCTTCATCTAAGGCGTTAGCCTGGGCTGAAAAGAATACTTGGTTTAGACAAGATGAGGAAATGACTGATTATGCTCAAAGAATTCACCGTGGATTAGTAGCGGAAGGGTTTGACACAGAATCAGATGAATACTATGATGAATTGACTAATAGGGTTAAAAACAAGTTTCCAGAGTCTTTTAATCAAGGCTCGGATCAGACAACTAGAAGCAACAAAATCGCCCAACCTGTCGCTTCTGCATCAAGGTCTGCAACCAGTGGGCGCAAGTCTGTTAAGTTGACTCCTAGTCAAGTAAAGATAGCAAACAAGCTAGGGGTTCCCTTAGCTGAGTATGCTAAGTACGTTTAAGGAGGTACAAAATGACAGATATTAAAACACCAAGAAGTGCACAAACAAGGGAGAAAGAAGCTCGTAGAAAGCCTTGGACTCCACCGTCTCAGTTAGACGCACCACCGTGTCCTGATGGATATAAGCAAAGATGGCTCCGTCATCGTGTAAATGGAGCAGATGATACGAAAAATATTACTGCTCGTCTCAGAGAAGGCTGGGAACTCGTCAGAGCTGATGAGTATACCGGAGGTCTTTACTCTGCTTACAACGGAAACATCAAATCTTATGAGGGTGTCATCAGCGTAGGTGACTTGCTATTGGCAAGAATACCAGCGGAAACCGTTGAGGAGCGTAATGCTCACTACAGGCAAAAGACTGATCAACAGACTCAAGCCTGGGAAGACGATCCGTTGAGAGAACAACATCCTAGCATGCCTATCAATGCTGATAGGCAGAGTCGTGTATCTTTTGGAGGTTCTAAAAAGAACAACTAAAAGAGCACTTAACTATAAAGGAGATGAACTATGGCAAATCAAGCTGGATATTACGGATTTAGACCCGTTAAAATGCTCGGTGCTGCTTACAATGGTCAAGGCCAGAATGAGTACAAAATCGGCAATAACGAGGGATCCGCAATATATCAAGGCGACCCAGTAATTTTGGTCGCAAACGGTGCTATTGATGTCGGTTCAACTGCTGGTGCTGAACTTATTGGTATTTTTAATGGTTGCGAATACACTGATCCAACAACAGGTAAACCAACCTGGTCAAACCATTATCCAGGAAGCGTAGCAGCAGACGACATTAAGGCTTATGTCATCGATGACCCAAATGTAATATTTGAGGTTAAAGTTGACGATACTAACGCTGGTCAAGCGCAAGTAGGAACAAACTGTAACATCGCTACTTACTCCGCAGGATCTTCCACAGATGGAATTTCTAACGTAGTAGTTGACGGTGGTAGTTTTACTACAGACGCTGGAGCAAACTTTAGAGTTGTAGGTTTATCAACTGATGTTGATAACTCAGATTACACTGCAGCAAATGCAGCAATCCAAGTTAAAATTAACTTACATTCTCTAACAGATACAACAGGCATATAAGGAGATAAATAATGGCTATATCTAGAAGTCAACTCGTAAAAGAGTTAGAGCCAGGTTTGAATGCCTTATTCGGCCTGGAGTACGGACGTTATGATGCAGAGCATGCCGAAATCTTTGAAACAGAAACTTCTGATCGTGCATTCGAAGAAGAAGTAATGTTATCAGGTTTTGGTAACGCTAGAGTAAAATCAGAAGGTGGATCAATTGTCTATGACAATGCGACAGAAACCTTCACTGCACGTTACACACATGAAACAATTGCATTAGGTTTTGCAATCACTGAAGAAGCTGTTGAAGATAACCTCTACGACAGAGTCTCAGCAAGATACACAAAAGCTCTTGCTCGTTCCATGGCAAACACTAAGCAGGTTAAAGCTGCAAACGTATTAAATAATGCGTTTGACTCAAACTTTGCTGGTGGTGACGGTGTAGAACTCTGCTCTACTGCACACCCACTTGTAGCAGGAACTCTTTCAAATGAATTAGCAACTGCTGCTGACCTAAACGAAACTTCATTGGAACAAGCTCTGATTGATATCGCAGCATTTACTGATGAGAGAGGTTTATTAATCTCAACACAAGGAAGAAAGTTAATCATTCCTTCTGAACTACAATTCGTAGCTGAAAGACTAACACAGTCACAGTTAAGAGTTGGAACAGCAGATAATGATATTAACGCTACTCGTAACATGGGTATGATTCCTGAGGGATATGTAGTAAACCACTACTTAACAGACCCAGATGCGTTCTTTATCAAGACTGACATTCCAAATGGATTTAAGTTGTTCCAAAGATCACCAATTAGAACATCTATGGAAGGTGACTTTGACACTGGTAACGTAAGATACAAAGCTAGAGAGAGATACTCATTCGGTTTCTCAGATCCTAGATGTGTATTTGGTTCACCAGGTGCAGCATAATCTAAC